TCAGAATGGTATGCCATTCCACACCCAAGAAGGTCTGGTTGCTCGTGTGACTGCCAGCGCTCCGGCAAACATCACAACTCTGTTGGCGACCACGAACTGGACGCAGTTGGAAGCTGCTCTGGATCTGACGCTGAACACGGTGACTGATGTGAAGAGTGGAAACATCCGCACAATGTTTGTTGGTGGCACGGCTCGTCGCGTCATCCACAACATCGCACGGCTGAATTCCACGTACCAGATCCAGAACACCATCACTTCGTGGGGTTTGCAGATCGACACGGTGCGTACTCCGCGTGGTACGTTCGAAATGATCGAACATTCCCTGTTCAATGCTTATGGTGCCACCAGCACCTGGGCAAAGATGGCGATCATCGTGGATCTGAATGCCTACTCGCTGGCATATCTGCGTCGCACGGAAGATCTGGAGTACAACGCCAACGGAACTCCCGTTGACAATGGGATCGATGCGCGCGGTGGAACTCTGACCACGGAACTCACCAGTCTGATCAAGAATCCGGCTGCGTTCGGTGTGATCTACGGGTTCACTGCTGCCGCTGTCGGCTGAAGTTTTCTCGCTGTTGCCTGCGTGATTGGGGGAATCCTAGATTTCTGGGGTTCCTCCTTTTTTACATGGTAGTGAGGTAGGAGAAAATCATGCCCGTTCTGAAAGTTCCTCGAACCCTTACAGGAATCACAATCAACACGACTGTGCGTCCCATCACGAATGATGAAATCACCGTGACGGCCGCAGAAGCTGCTGTGATTGTTCCTCAGCAATTCCAGCCACGAGTTGTGAAAACACTCGACAATGGTGAGTGCTTCATCCAGCTGCCGATCATCATCAACTCCTTGTCAATTGGCGGAACTCCATACGGAGCAACAGCAGAGGGGGTCATCAACAATGTTGGTGCACTCGCAGCTGTGAGTTTCCTTGGCTGGTCCGGCAAAGCAGTGTTCGAATACGCGCGCGATTAGGAGTTAGTCATGGGCACTCTGAAGGTTCCAGACAATATCACCAGCATCACCATTGGTGGTGTAGCACTCATTCCGAGTGCAGAACATTTCGTGGTGGTAAGTGCTGACCAAGCAACTGGAATCATTCCTCAGCAATCTCAGCCCAAGTTGATGGGAACTGACTTGCTCGGGAATGCCACTGTGAAGTTGCCCCCAAGTATCACCGCCATCAGTTTTGATGGAGTGGCATACGCAGCGGATGGTCAGAACCAGATCACTCTCCCTCCCACAGTTGTCACGCAATTCCTGGGTGCTGAATCCTGGCATCCATTCTGGCACTTTGATCCGAGTGGTGGCGTGCCGATTCCGCCAGTCACATTCAATCCGGCTACGCCGATTCCAGACCAGAATCCAATTGTTGGAACTCCATTTGTTTTGGACGTTTCCACTAAGTTCCAGAATGGTCCGCCCCCGAAAGTCTACTCCATCTTCAGTGGCTCACTGCCACCAGGACTTGCACTGAACCCAGGAACTGGCATTGTTTCTGGAACTCCCACAACTCCTGGAAATAGCGGAAACGTAGTTTTCAGAGCTACTGATGCACATGGCAACTCCGCAAATAGTAATGGAGTTCCATTCAACACTGCTGCTGCATTCAATCCTGCTGACCTGTTTGCTGGTGGACACGGTGGCGTGTTCTACGACTTCTCGAATCCAGCCACTCTTTGGGCTGACTTCAATCGCACAGTTCCAGCCGGAATCGGTGGAATGGTTTGTGGCGTCACAGACCTGTCAGGAAACAATCGGCATCTGAGCACAGGGAACAACAACATCCTGATGCAAACTGGATGCTTAGAGTTTCCGAACATCGCAGGAAATATCGGATTTCAGACGCCATTTGCCACACTCGGAAATGCCGCCGGATTCACACTTGGATATGCATTCCGTGTGGCTGATCTGGTGAACTCCTATTCCTTTGTGGATGGAGACTATGGCTCACTTCGAGTGTTCCAGAGTTATCAGTCGGGGGCTACGTTTGTAATGGCTGCCGCCACTGGTGCAGGCTACAAGTTCTGCTCTGATTCTGGTGGAATGCTGCCAAATACGACTCATGTTGCTGTCAGCACTGTCACACCAACAGCTATTACGATCCGTAGAAATGGTGCGCAAACTGGATTGCTTGCCTATGGGGCAACAACTCTTGCAGCACAAGTGGCTCCATTTGGCGTCGGTGGTGCATGGCTTGGATTGACTGCCCAGAACCAGCAATATGCGCGTGGTCGTCTGGGGGCAGCATTCTTCATCAACCGAGTTCTGACTGCACCCGAGATTGCACAGTTGGAAGCGTGGCTGGAAAGCAAGAGACCAGTTGCCCAAGAGCCACTGCGGATGCTTCTGCACTTCGACACAGACCTGCAAGATTCAAGTGGAAGCCGGAAGGGTGCAACTGCTCTGAATCCTGCAAACGTGTCAATTTCTGCCACACAGAAAGTCTTTGGAGCAGCAAGTCTTCGTTCTTTGGACACTCCGCCAGGAATGGTGCAAATTGTCGACCCATTCAAGGAATTCGATACTGGATGGGGAGACTGCACTTGGCAGTGTCGTGCCAGATTTGATGCAGTTGGAGCACCTGGCAGAACACTTTTTGGACGTCGATCAACAACAGATGATTACGCGCCCTTCACATTGGGACTGTATAATCTTGGAGTCTCACTGGCAATTGGGAATGACGGAGCAACTGGGTGGCAAGCCACACAAGCCTATCCATACGCTTTCGTCGCGAACCAGTGGTATCACTTTGCGGTAGTGAAGTCAGGAGCCACTTGGAGAGTGTTCGTTGATGGAGTTATGATGACTCCGACAGTGACTCAGACTGTCATGTATCCGCTTCCTGCGCGGAATGCCTTCGTTAGTGGCGTCACGAACACAGCAATGTCGCAGTACATTGACGAAGTTGCATTCCACACAACTGCATTGTGGACAGCAAACTTTACACCACCAGCAGTTCCGTACGCAGACATTCCCAAGCCTGATCCATACGCAGCTTACAATCCACTACTCATCCATGCAGACACAGCAATCGTGGATGTGAGAGGACATGCAATTACTGCGAATGCAGGAGCAAGTCTCAGTGGTTCACTGCCGAAGTTTGGACCGGGAAGTCTGTATCTCCCAGCTGGTGGCTACATCACAAGTCCTGACTCTTCTGACTGGGATTTCCCAGGAGCGTTTACGCTGGAACTCTGGGCAAGATTCATCGTCTTTGGTGCTTCAGGTGCTTTCCTCTTCCAGCAAGAAGGAACTGGTTGGGCGTTCTTTGTAGGTTCAGACAAGTCAATCCAGTTCAACCACAACAGTGGCGCTGCGATGATTACGACGCCACCTGGACAGTTTGTCATCGACAACGTTTGGCGGCATATTGCAGTTAGTTGGGATGGAGTCACCTACCGAATCTTCAAAGATGGTGTCATCATTGCCAGCGTTGCATCCGCAGTTCCGCCAACTCCTGCCAATGGAGCACTCAGAATTGGAAACTGGGCTGGTGGTGCAGGATACAACTCCGAGATGTATTTGGATGAAATCTGCATCACCAAAGGATTTGCCAGATACGTTTCTGCATTCACTCCCCCAGTTGCTCCTTACGCTCCCTGATTTCCCCAACGGCCATCCCGGCCACCAACCAAAGAGAGACCATAATGCTCAACAGCGCAAACTATGTCAGAGAAGCAGGAGTCCTGCAATCTGGACAATCCTACCAAAGTGACCTGGACCCGGAAGTTCTGAAGGACGCAACAACAATGGTGTACGAACACCAAGTCAAGGGCGCCAAAATCTTCATGCCGGATGGTGCAGAACTCGTCTTTGCCGGTGGCATCTTCATCACCAGGAACCCGGAAATCATTCGTGAACTCAACAAGGTCGCAAACAAGCAGGGAACCATGTTGACCACGAACAAAGAAGCGATGGAGCGGCTTCGCAAGGAAGTTCAGAAAGCAGCAGAGGACGCAGCGTTGCCAGCTTCCCAAGGGAATGTTGCAGGCGGCCAGACTCTCGGACTCGAGAAAACTGAAGTCGTCAAGATCTAGCACTTCCAGGTGAGCCATCATGACAACATTTGCCGAACTCTTTGACGCAACCGTGGTGAATACGAAGAGGCCAGAACTCGTGGCCTTGACGGAAAGTTGTGTCAGACTCGCAACCATGAAGGCTCACCAAACAGATTTCTTCATGAGGGATCAAGCAATTGTTCCTCTCATTTACGCACCCACGAATGTCAGCCCGTTCGTCGACATTGCAAACGTTTCCACGCAACTGCCACGCAAGCGCAGCATTACGCTCGTGCAGTCAGTCGACTTGAGCACGCTGCATCCAGTGGAAAACTTCGAATGGAGAGAGTACAAAGATTTCTGGGACCGGGATCGCGAACTACGCACCAGCGTCTACACAGAAATTGGTGACACTCTCAGACTTCGTCCATGTGTGCAGACTGGCCGATTCGATGTGATGTACTATCTCAATCCAGTCACAAGTCCCGCACTGAACTATGCTTCGTGGATTGCAGACGCCCATGTCGAAGAACTGGCAATGTGGGCAGCAGGACTGGTGTGGGCACGAACAGGATTCTTGGAGCAGGCCAGAGTTGCTCAGGAACTCCACATCACACCCTTCAAAGATCTTCTCGTTTCCTCCTACCTTATTGGGACGGTGAACTAACATGGCATACACCCCGAATCCAGTCGACGCAACGCAGCCCACAGAGGACAAGTTTGTCGAATCAGCAGCCGCAGAATTCAGGGCGCTGAAGGGGCATGTGAATACTGAGATTGAGCGGTTGGACACTGATATTGCCAATCTCGCTCCCGGTGGAGCAATCAGTTCAGATGCACAAGCCGACATATTCACTTGTGACGGCGTGCAGACAGTTTTCTCACTGTATCGTGATCCGGGCAGACTCGCCAATCTGGATGTTTCCATTGGTGGAGTTACCCAACGTCCTGGTGTGGATTACAACTGGACGAGTCCTGGAACCACGTTGATTTTCACTGTTCCTCCGATTGCTGGAGTTCAGAATCTTCTTGTCCGCTACACAGAAGGATTGCCGCCAGATACAACGGGAACTCTGCGCAGCGATCTGTCCAATACGACAGAACTGGATCTTGGTGATGCACTGATTGGAGTGAAGCAGCCATTCACTGGCAGCGTGGCAAAGAACCAGCACCAGAAGAATGCTGAGTTCGTGAGTGTGAAGGATTTCGGTGCAGTTGGCGATGGAGTCACAAATGATACGGCAGCATTCTTGGCAGCAGTCACTGCGAGCAAACTGGTATTCGTACCAGATTCACAGCAGCCATACGTTGTGAGTGGATTGAATGTTCCACTTGGCAGTCGCATTTTTGGAAGTGGTCTGATCAAGACGGGCTCTGGCAACACTGTGAATCTGAGCACAGTTGATATGGCACCTGATGATGGTCCAATGCATGTCATCTTTTGTGATGGCCCAACTTCCACCTGGGAAGAAATGCTGGACATGAAGTCGTGTGGCTTCAACACAGTGATGCCGTACCTGTACTCAGACACGTACCGTGGCAGTGCTCTTGCCAACTGTCGTGCACTCGGAATGAAGATTCTGATGTACACAGGATTTGTGAGACCAGACATTGCCAACTGGCCAGCATTGGCGGCGCAGGCTCTTGCTTATGATGCGGAGCCAGAAGTCATTGGATATTACGTTTTTGACGAACCAGTGGCAAATGGCATCACGAAGCCAGAGCAGGCAAATGGCATGACGCTCATGCGTGCTGGAACAGCCAAGCCGCTTGGAATTGCAGAGAATGCAGTTGTTTTCACTGCATCCGCATTTCTTATCCTAGCCTACGATTTCGTGCTCACGGATCAATACTTCCTGGACACTGCTGCCAACGGGAATGTACCGCTCTACAACGCCATCAGAAATCTTGGAGAATTCTCCTACGGACTTCCGCACGCAAAAATCATTCCTTTGGTCGGTCTCTTTAATGGTCCTGACTTTACCAAATCAGCCACTCTCACAGTTCAGTTGGCAGATGTTCTGGTCAAGATGAGCAGAGACAACTCCTGGGGAGCATTCATCTGGGACCCAGTTGCAGCGAGTCTGTTGACAAATGGAGTTCGCAACACTCTGGAATACAGAAAAGCAGCCAAGCGGTACAACAGTTCCATCGCACTGATGGAGAAGTGGAAAGTCCACTCTCTGCTGCTTGGTCCTCGTGCTTCTTTCGTTGGCAAGCCAAATGGAATCAAGGCACTCTGGACAAATACCACAGATGCGGCGATCCTTGGAAATCCTGGAGCCAGTAACCTCATCCCCTGGTACGTGGAAAATGTTGGTGTCATCACAGATATGCGGCACAGCAGCTTTGAAGCGAATGGGCTGGCAATCAATGGAGCGGGCGGCAACTGCGGATTTGCAGGAATGCCATCTGGAATAAATTGCTCCATCTTCAGATTCGACAACTACCACAATGCATCTACGGTGGAAGTCAAGGTTGGCTCCTCTTTCAATTTGGGATTCACCAGAACAAACGTGGCCACACTGCCGTTGGCAAGCACGGCGGAGAGTGGAATCAACAAGCAACTTGCTGCGGATGGTGACTTCACCAAGATGCCAACTCTGCAAGTGGACATAATTGGCCCTCCAGTTGCCTTTCCAAATGCCTTCCTCAGCGGCTACATGATCTTCACCGACATTCCCGAAGTCACCTTCTAGGAGCAGCAACATGGTACAGAAAGTTCCCGCCGAGATGTTGATGTTGCCCGTGCCAATGCTGGTAGGTGATCTTCCTGCCCCAGCCATCGAACTGCAAGGAGCACGGTCATTTGTCATAGACACCACTTCGATCGTGTTTGGTGAAATCGTTGTTGGTGGTGGAGCAAACATCGTACCTGTCTACTGCGACGGTGTCGATTGGCGCGTTGGGTGATCTAGGAGTTCTCCATGCCGATGCAACGATTCAAACTTGCACTGAATCAAGCCAGATTCCCAATGGTGCCATCTTGGGCACCGAGAGCAGCACTGATTCCGCAGCTTGATGTGGCGCCAAGAAGTGCAAGTCGGGCCTTTTTTGGAAGTGAGGAGAATGCAGACTTCGATGTTCCAAATGTACTGTATGGGGAAAACTTTGTTCCTTGGTCGCAGGGTCTGAAAAGTGTCAGCTATGCAAAGGTCGTAGACGGTCTGCCAGGAGTCACAGATTTCGACCAAGTATTCCCACTCCGGGATGAAGATGAGAATCAAGTTCTCTTCTCTCCGAGCAACGGAAAGAACTATCTTCTTGACCCAGTCACAAACATCTGGGCATCGCATCCGCTGGCAGCAAGTTGGGCAGCTGAAGCTCCGCCACTCTTTCTCTCAACTGCTTCCATCAACAATCTCGAGAATGCAAGAGTCACACCAGCCTACGTGGATGGAAAGACTTTCATCGCATACTCCAATTTGGCACTCTCACTCACAAGTGGTGGAGCAACCAAGGATGCAGATGGCAGCATTTACTGGTGGGACGCAGCGAACCTGCAATTTGTGCGACAGAATCCACAAGGTACCACTGGCCTGATAAAGAATCTTGGAGTCACTGACCCTGATTTCGAGGTGCCTATTGGAGAGATTGGTGGAGTGGCAAGTTCCAATGGCTATCTTCTGATCTGGAGTGGCTTGACAGTTCACTGGGCACTCTTTGATGGAGAGTCCTTTGACTTCCAAATCTACGCCAACGGAGAAATAACTGGAAGTGGCCACCAAATCCCGGAAGATATCGAAGGACCAATTACTGCCATTCGTGGAATCTCCGGTGGATTCATCATCTTCACCAACAAGAACGCTGTAGCCGCCTACTACAACGCAAACAACTTCGCCAGCCCGTGGATCTTCAAGGGAATCTCAAACTCTGGTGGTTTGGAAGACATTGAACTCTCTACGCGTGAGGGCGCCAAAGGAATTGTCTACGCCTACACAACTGGTGGAATGCAGCAACTCACGCTGAATGCAGCTGAGAGTTTTGCACCAGATGTGACAGACTTCCTTGGATCACGGAACTTGGAACGTTTTGATCTTGGCCTGATGAACTTCACACAGGGCCGGTCGATGACTGAGTTCTTTGTGAAGCTCACGTACACAGGGATGAGATTCCTAGTGATCAGCTACGGATTCGTTCCTGGTCTCTATTCCTTCGCACTGATCTACGACACAGCACTCCTCCGATGGGGGAAGATGCGGATCATCCATCGTGATGCTTTTGTCTACACTGGCAAGATCGAAGTCGTGGGACTTACC